CGGGATTTTAAAGATGGTCTGTCCAGTTTGGTGCCGGTTTTAATCTGAGCTCTTTTCAGCCTTCTAGAACCACCACCAGATCTTTTCGTGATTCCCATTTTTTTACCAGCGGTACGGGCTTTGATCTGTCTCTTCTTGGCGATCTTGGCACCCTTGGCAGAATCTCTCTTCATGAAACAGGTGGATGGTTTGGCCACGATACGACCTTTGCGTGATCCGGATGTGCATCTGAATCCAGTTTTCAATCCTTTGCCTTTGACCCTACGGAGTATCTGGCTGACTCCTTCTGCTATGGCCGACACACACTCTTCTGATACTAGATCTTGTGGCGCTACATCTTGTGTCACTGAATTGGGTGCGGCACTAGACGGTCTGGAGTGTATGATTTCTGTGATTCTCATTGTGACAGTATTTATAGCTATCTTATCCTTAACCTTATAACCTTACAACCTTAACCTTATAACCTTAACCTCAAACCCGAGCTTATACACCCTTATAATGATCCTATTATCAAGTTGATCTTACCTAATGTTACAATTGGAACAAGATCAACTTTACACACTCCAGCAAGATCAGTTAAATATGTGCATGAGAATCACTGAAGTTGTACAGCCCAGCACAGAGAACATAGGACCAGCACCACGTGGTGTCTGTTCTAAGCCGGCCTCCTCACTGCCAGCATCGTGGTTGGCATCCTGCAAGTCACAGGGCAAAAAGAAAAGAACCGGAGCTCGTAAACAGAAGATAGGCAACAAGACTGTGCGGGTGGCCGGCAAGCGTATCAAGGGCAAGGCCTATGGCGGACCTCTACCAGACTACTCAGCATAACACCTAAAATCCAAAGACCCAATAGCGAGCCAATAGCGAGCCAATAGTGATATTAATTCATCAAAGGTAGTAAGTATAAATATATTAGATATGTTTATACACAACAAATATTATAAGATCTATTTCAAGTTAGTTGAAAAGGCTAAACAAAAAATCTATAATGGATACACCGAAAGGCATCACATCGTTCCTATATCCTTAAACGGATCAAATGATAAGGAAAATTTAATTAGATTATCTGCTAGGGAACATTTCATTGCTCATAGACTGTTGGTAAAAATAACCAAAGGTATGAGTAAAAGAAAAATGACTAATGCTGTTTGGGGAATGATGAACAGAAGAAATAAAGATATTAAAAGACATGTACCTAATAGTAGAACGTATAATCTAATAAGAACTGAAGTGTCTAAAGCAAATAAAATATTTAGAAAAGAACAAGTTAGAAGGCAAGGAACCACAATGAGTAAAGAAGCGAGACTTAAATTAAGTAAAGCCGCAAAAGGTAGAACGTTAAGTGATTTACACAAAAAAAGAATTTCGCAATCACATTTAGGAAAAAAGAAATCCAAAACCCACAGAGAAAATCTAGGAAAAGCAAGTTTAGGAAGAACCCACTCAGATAAGACTAAACAATTATTAAGTAGATTGGCAAGTAAAAGTCCAAAACCTTTGATAACGTGTAATCATTGTGGTAAGATTGGCGGAGTACCAACAATGAAAAGATGGCACCTCGAAAATTGTAACACCCAATAGCGAGCCAACAGTATATACAAGAGCTAATAGCGAGCCATACAGGCATCATAAACTTTGTCAGCCCACTGTTGGTTTTGTTCTACGGTCATGTGATTGATATCTCCCTTGCCCCTAGCATCTTTTCCTCCACTGAAGGCAAACATGCTCTCATCAATGAATGTTCCAGTGCTTAACTCGATGCCTGCGTCTTTGCCCGCAGTTTCAAATGGTCTGAAACTCCACGTCTGTATGACCTCGGATCGTACCTGGGACAGTATGTTTTGATCATAGTGTTGAAGGGCATACTCATAGGCCATCTCGTCCTTGTCGTAAGAGTGTAGGTGTCGCCAATATTCGTCCAGGGTTTCATACACCGCTGGATCCACCCCCTCCAGCGGTTCAGTGTTGGCACTCAACACCAGTTCAGGGTGATACAGTCGATACGGCTCAGTCCAGCAGAAGACGGAGATGTCTGGCACTCGATTCTCCCGGATCAGCTCATTGAACTTGAAGAACACTGACCATATACTTCGACCCGGTTCCCCAAAATGTCGTATGCGATCACAGCCCAGTCGTTCTTGCAGGATGTTGCACCAGCTCTCTGGTTGATCGATGGCACAGAAACTATCTCCAAAAAATCCTATGGTCTTCATATGTAGATAATTATGCTTGTACATCATGCGAATAGGATTTAAATCCCAATAGGATTTATTGGATTAGGTATAAATATAGATGAATACTATGTGTCAACCATATACCTATTTAATTGGCTGGAAAAAACAAAAAAAATATTATTATGGCGTACGATATGCAAAAAAGTGTTCTCCTGACGATCTTTGGAAGAAATATTTTACCTCATCTAATTCTGTTTTTGATATGCGTTCAATATATGGAGAACCAGATATTATAAAAATTAGGAAAAAATTTGCAAATAAAGAAGAAGCAATTAATTGGGAAACCAGAGTATTAAAAAAAATGAAAGTAGTTGCTCGTGAGGATTTTCTTAATAAAAATGATATGCCAGCACCACCAATTAACAATCGAATTATGTCTACTAATACCAAAACAAAAATTTCATCCGCTCTTAAAGGAAAACCAAAATCAGAAGAACATAAACAAAAAATTAGAGAGGCAAGAGCAAAACAAATTAATTTTAGACAAGGTGTTCCTCAATCTAAAGAAACAAAACAAAAAATTAGACAGGCTAATTTAGGAAAAACGTTATCTAATGAAATAAGACAAAAAATGTCAGATAGTAGACGAGGTAAAAAACATTGGAACTATGGAAAAATAAGGTCTCAAGAAACAAAACAAAAACTGAGACAGGCTAATTTAGGAAAAACTTTATCTAATGAAACAAGACAAAAAATGAGTGAGTCAAAATTAAGGAAAAATAAATGAAGATTGGTTTTGTTGGGCTGGGCAAATTAGGAATGCCCTGTGCAGAAGAGATGACTCGACAGCACGAGGTGATAGGCTACGATGTGGAACACCGAGTCTCATCACACGTCACCGTCACACAAAATATACAAGATGTTTTCAAAAGCACCGAACTCATATTCATTGCTGTGCCCACACCACATCATCCTGACTACGATGGTTCTAAACCCACCACACATCTGCCTGTCAGAGATTTTGATTACTCCTTGGTAATCGATGTGCTGAAGCAGTGTGAACGATACGCCAACAAGGATCAGATAGTGGCCCTGATCAGCACAGTGTTGCCCGGCACCACTAGAAGGGAGCTTGCCCAATACACAAAAAATTTCCAATTCGTCTACAATCCCTATCTGATTGCTATGGGGTCTGAGGCCTACGACATGACTCACCCGGACATGGTGATCATTGGCACGGAACATGGTTCGGAGACCCCGGCATCACAGGTGCTGTCGGAATTCTACAAGAAGTTGATACTCAACAGTGCTAAACACATGACCGGCACCTGGGAAGAAGCAGAAGCGTTCAAGATATTCTACAACACCATGATATCAGCAAGACTTGCACTGGTCAACATGATACAGGACGTGTCACAGAGAATTGGTCACATGGACGTGGACAGGGTAACAGATGCATTCAAACAGGCCAACATCAGGATCACAGGCAAGGGCTATTACAAAGCAGGCATGGGCGATGGTGGAGCCTGCCACCCCAGGGACAACATAGCACTCAGTTGGTTGGCCAAGGAACTGGATCTGGGCTATGATCTGTTTGCCGCCATCTCCCATTCCAGAGAACAGCAGACCCGTAACATGGCCCAGTTCATTGCTGATGTGTGTCGCACAGAGAACAAACCCTGTGTGATCAACGGTCGGGCCTACAAACCCTCAGTGCCCTACACAGTGGGATCACCTTCTGTGCTGTTGGCGGGTTATCTGTCAGAGATGGGCATCGCAGTGAGCTATGCTGATCCAGAGACTGGCGATGTGCCGGAGGGCGAACAGGACTGTGTGTGTGTGATGACCCACGATCCACAGACCACATACGATCACACAGGCAAGACCTATCAGCAACGGATATACTTCGATCTACGAGCAGGCTGTACTGTGATTGATCCGTGGAGATGTTTTAAAGACGAGAGATATAGAGTGATTTATTATGGCAACACTGCCCAGTAAAGAAATAATGTGTAAGAATGGGATCTACAATAAGATCAGTAAGATCTATAGACCACAGGATACCAGTGTTACTTTTAAAACAGCAGATGAGGCCAAGAATTATTTTTGGACTGGAGAAGCACAGCATCTATTCCGTTATTGTTGTAAAGAAGAGTACCGTTTAACTGATGACAGCAACGGCCTACACTGGACTGTTGGTTTTAGAGAGCCAGACAATCAAACACCAGGCCAGATAAAATGGGGTGGTCAGTGGAGAGATGGCAAACAGGAATTACACGATACCAATAAATGGTTTAATAATTCAGCAGTTATAGAACACAATGCTCCAGAGCTGTTTTAACAGCCATAAAAAAAGGGCGATATTGCTACCGCCCCTTTGATATTAACCTAAATCTAATTAGATATAATTATGCAGAAAAGTTAATTACTTTTCTTCCAGACTTTCTTAAAAGAGAAATGATGTTTGATTTCATTTCCAATGCAGATGATTGAGGTGCAGTACCTAATACATTTACATTAAAGTCTAAACCTTTAGACAACAACTTGTTAGTAGCTGTTTTTCTTGCAGTGTTTTTAACTGCTAGGTTCTTGAATTTAATTTTACCACCGTGAACTGATCCGTTCACTGTGTATGCTTTTGCTGGTTCAGCGAATACACCGATTTGTTTAGCTCTTGTTTTGAACTCTCTAGTGTATACAACGTATTGTGTGCTTTTAGCCATGTTTGTTTCTTCCTTTGTAGTTTTAGAAGAAGATTCTGCTTTTGATCCAAATAGATTAAAAAACATATTGTCCTCTTTCTGTAGTTGTTTGTGTTAAGATTATTCCTAACAACATATTAAAATATATTTTACACTAAGAGCGTGTATAAGTCAACCGTTATAAAATGCCGTAGAATATGGTTTAATTGTCTTTGAGTCGAGGCACGTGGAATAGATCTATGCCATCTTCGAGCAGTTTGTCAGTTTCTTCTTTGGAGGGTGTGCCATAGAACTGATCATCTCTCTCGCCTTCCTCACAGCGAACAGCTTCTTGATAGAAACGATCTCCCACATTCTCAAAGTTTTTGGTAACATATTTGCTGATCTTTTTAAGCACATTTTTGGCCTGTGATGCTGGCATCATTTGATCAGCAGACAGAGTTTCTGCTCTGGTTTGAGCCAATCGACGAGCATTAGCACTCTTAGCACTCTTACTGATACCTGGAGCCATCACGGCTTTGTCCACATTTCGGCTGTCACAGATGGGACATATTAATTGTCCCTGCTTCTTCTGTCGGGTGAACTCGCGACTGTTGGGGAACCATCCATCCACTTCGTGCTCATTGTCACAGATGAGTCTGTACTTGATCATGATAATACTTATTATAAAGTAAGTGTTGACACAAAGTCAAAGAGTTATTATTATTACAGTATGATAGACTTAAAACGATTAGAAGCAATCACATTGACCAATGAGGAGTTGCAGGCAGAGGTGACCAAACTCACAGCCGAGATAGGCAATCTACAAGTACAGATAGCAGAGTACCGTCAGATAGTGGCAGAGCTGTCTCAGAGATCTAGAGGCTAACAAATACCCTATAAATATTGGTATGCAAAAGCACGTGCCTTACTACCTGCAACATCAATATAATTTGTATGATAGAACTAAAAAGTCTGGAATACGTTTTTCCTGTAATTACCCTGAAAAAGTTCTTTCCGTAGACAACCAAGGCAACTGTTTCCTTTGCGAGTGCGACGGATGGTTACCGGTATCGGTAGGACACATAACTGATTTTAACTGCATAGAAGAAATATGGCAATCACCTATAGCCAAAGCATTACACAAAGACATTGTGATAGATAAAAATTTTACCTGGTGTTCTGTGGACTATTGTGGTGTAAGAGATCAAAACAAACACACAGAAAGGTATTTTATTAATATCAATATTGATGAGAGCTGTAATTTACAATGTCCTACCTGTCGGAGTGAATATATGAACTTTACCAAAGGTCCACTTTATGATAAAAAGCTAAAATGGGCCAATCACATAGCGGAGTTATTAAAAACATTTGACGAAGATTGTCTAATTACTATGAGCGGTAATGGCGATCCTTTCGCCAGTCTGATATACAGACCCATGTTGATGAATACCGTTGCCAATCCCAGGCATCAATACAGAGTCATGACCAACGGATTACTTTTAAAAAAATTGTTAAAAAAAAGCTCTATCTATAAAAATATTAAAGATTACAGCATATCCATAGATGCCGGAGATGCCGGAACCTACGAACGAGTTAGACTTGGAGGAAAATGGAATGTGCTAGTAAAAAATTTAGACTTTTTAAAACAAGAACTAATAAAAGACAGTAAAACTTCGGTAGTTTTAAATTTTTGTCTGCATAAAGAAAATATAAAAAGCCTTAAAAATTTTGTAGAGTTGGTGGAGCATTATGGATGGAAGGGACGTATACAAACCTTAGAACACTGGGGAGCATATAACCAACAACAATTTACTGAACAAAATGTACTAGATCAAAAAAACGAGATGTATCAGAGTGCTATAGATACATTAAAAATCATATCAAAAAATAAAAATATAATACTCACATCGAACGTACTTAATAAACTCAAAGATTCAGCAGACAAAAAGTAACAGCATCCTTGCGTCTCCGGAACGTGACATGATATTGTTCCGCGAACACATTCCCAGGTCCGCCGTATCTTTTCAAGAATTGATCAGGGTCGTAGTTCATGTGAAATATGATGCCATCGGGTATTTCGATCCTAACTCCCCACACTAGAGGCCACCAATGCAAAGGATTACGTCCATACTTTACACGCACGACAAACAACAACAGCACAGGCACAATGGTGAATGGCTCTGCCCACCATACCACAACATCGACAGTTGCCCAATCTATGAGATGCACAATACCCCACCAACCTCCCAACATCAATGCAATCAATCCCAACACGATTGGCGTGGTCAGCTCATCATCCGGATCATGGTAATATAAACGACTCATAACTTGCAAGTATATATTATCTCGTGTATAACTACTTACATATCTTGTTGTAACGCTCCAGCGGAAGTTCACAACAATAACTCCAAACTTATTATTATGGAACTTGTCATACTGATGGCGGGTATCGTTTATGGCTTGATCATTGGCCTGATACCTGCCGCGGGAGCCACAACAGGATTGATAACACTATTTGGATTCATGCCCTATTTTGTGAGTGATCCTTATCTGGGTGTGATCTTCTGTGTTGCTGTTGTTGCTTCATCCACAACCGGTGATTCTTTTTCAGGTGTGCTACTGGGCATACCAGGCGCCAACTCTGCGGCCGCGACCATGGTGGATGGATTTCCCATGGCCAAGAACGGAGAAGCCTCCAGGGCCCTGTCAGCGGCCATAACATCTTCCACACTCAACGGACTGCTGTTTGGTTCTCTCACATTTTTATTCCTGCCCTACTACACCAAGATCGTCATGTACATGGGCATACCAGAACTGTGGTCACTGGTCGTCCTGGCGTTCGTCACTGTGGGATTTGTATCCACCCGGCGATATGTTCGCAGTGTCACGGCCATTGCCGCGGGTGTCTTCATAGGCCTGATCGGCGTGGACGTGAACAACGTGCCTCGTTTCACCGGTGGCTGGGTTCCGTCAACTTTGGCTCCCGAGACAAGATCACAGCAGAGGTAGCCAAGTGTGTCACCATGCTGGCAGACGGAGGCACCATGTTCTTCCGAGTGAATCCAGGTCTGAGTCATCCTAAACCGGAATCACGGTGGATAGAGTTCTATGCGTGGAATGTGCCGTTCATAATTGAACTAGCAGAACAGTTTGGTCTAAAGGTACTGGATATCAGGGACGATTCTAACCAACGCAAATATTTCGTGTATAGAAAACTCTAAATATTATCACACTTGAAGCTGACATTTTAACTTAAATACATAGACAAATAGAAAATTTGTGTTATTATTAACTTAAATACCTTTATGCAAAAGAGAACACGCAGTATCCTGGAAGAATTGAGCTCCGCAAGGCTCAACAAAGAAGATCCTGAACATTTCGTTGAGAGCCGAGCCGAACACATCATTGATTCTGCCATCAATCTGGTGCAGTACATCAGAGAACACTTCGATGATCAGACTGCGTATCAGTTAGAAAAGAAATTGAACTCAGCCATAAAGAATCTAGACAGCGGTCGCTTCTCTCGAGGTGTTACCAAAGTCCGAGAACTCAAAGACGTTAAAAGTTCTTTAAAGATCACCGAAGGTGAATTGCAAGACGAGGACGAATAATGTTGGTTGAAGAAATACTACACGAATTTAAACGCACACATCTAGAGCACATTGAAGATATAATCCTCACAGACGGACACGCAGGTGGAGAAGCAGTGATTGGCTATTTCACAGACCTTTACAATATGTTGAAAGGTTCCAGTTCATCGGCCATGCAACTGTCTGTAAAATGGGACGGTGCTCCTGCAGTGGTGTGTGGCATAAATCCCGCCAACGGTAAATTCTTTGTTGGAACAAAATCAGTGTTTGCACAGTCTGCTAAAATCAATTACACCAAACAGGACATCGCCACCAACCACGGCACAGGTGATCTCGGTGACAAACTGTTGAAGTGTCTGGTACATCTATCCAAATTGAATATCACAGGAGTGGTACAAGGCGACATGATGTTCACCGATAACGATCTGGTTCGACAAGACATCAACAATGGCAAGTTCATTACATTTAAACCCAATGAAATTGTGTATGCAGTGCCAGAAGATTCGGACATAGGCCAACAGATTGCATCTGCTAAGGTGGGAATAATATTCCACACCACATATGTGGGAGAAAGTTTAGCAGAGATGAATGCAGAAGCAGGAGCAGATGTTGCCGCATTCACAAAGACTCCAGATGTGTGGTACGACAATGCCACATACAAAAACGT